GTGTTACTGTCTGAAGATGTGGAGGAGGTATCTACTCCATAGACCACTTGAAGAATCTTGCCTCCACCAGACGCTGCTGCCCACCCAATATCATTGCCGTCGGCCATCGTCAGGACGTTCCCGGAACTGCCTTTGGCGAGTCGTGCGCCGGTCGGCGCTCCACTGGTGCCGACGAGCAGGTCCCCGCGTGTCGTCAGTGGGGAAACATCTGCAAAGGTCGCGGCTGCCGTCGCACTCGTAATCGCTCCCGTTCCAGCACCCTTCAGATAGTTGCCAGAGGTATGGGTGGCTGCGCCAGTGCCGCCACGGGCCACCGCAAGGGTGCCAGCGGTCATGTTGTCCACGTCGAGATAGTAGGAGCCGTCCTCACCATCGAGTGTTTCGGCATCGCCGCCACTCGCTCCAACACGCCCGGAGGCGGAAGCGGCTAATAACGTCACATCGGCACTACCAGAGGTGTAGGCGCTCACTCGCGCCCGCATGAGCTTGAAACCCGCCACATTCGCAGACCACACACCGGCTGATGTTGCATTGGTCGCCGCTGACGTGCTGTTACTTGGCAGCATCCGCAAAGACACCCACGTTTGTCCGTCTGTCGTAGCTTCAAACTGGACGGTCATGCTAAATGTCCCGCTTAATTGGAGGGCCACACCCCCCAATCCCCGTACATCCAGCACTTTATCTTCACCATCCGCATCAAAAATGCGATGAGCAAGAGGAGCAGCTATCATAACTAGCCCTTCTGACGCGCTTTGCGTCGTGGTTTAGCGTTCGTTTTGGGTTTTGCTGGAGCTTTTGAGACAACAGTCCAGACCGCAGGCGATTCAGCCCACTCCGACCCTAATGCGCGATCTTCTTTCTCAGAATAGACCATCCGTGTCGCGCCGTCACGGTGGTATCTTACGCTCGGATATGATTGATGTACATACGGACCTGCATCAGCCACGATGAATCCTTTCCCTGCCACAACTGTGCCAATATCATCCCGCCTAGCACACTGATTGCCACCATCGGCAAATACATCTGGTGTTCACTGAAAAAATTATATTGCGGCACCACCAATCGTGGAAAGACTGAGAGCAATATCCAGCCACCCGCCCACGTCCACACTGGTGCCTGCTGCCACGTCTTCACCATGACAAGAATCGCCAGAAACATCAACCATCCTCCGACAAAACGCCATAATAAACTCAAGGTCGCCATATCATGGTCCACCGTAAATCCAAACGGCCAGAGTGCCAGTGCGAATAACCGAGAAAACGCACCTACCTGTGTGCCAACAAACGCAGCCCATGACAGCGATGACCCTCCAGCATTTTCAGGAAGTGTCATCCACGCCAGAAACGTCGGCCATTGCACCAAGCAGAGCAGAGCGACCACACCGGCCCCATACGCCATGAGCTTGAGATGCTGTCGATAAATGAGACAGGTCCAGAGCATCAAGGCCGCGACCACCACCCCGATTTCCTTCGTCCAGCCTGCCAGAATCACAGCGACAGCCGTCACCATCAAGCCCCGTTGTCCGTTGCGAAGTCCCCATAAGGCCACTAAAGCACAGAATGTCAGCAGTAAATCCCCTCGCGCTGCCACATAACTCACCGCTTCGGTCTGAAGCGGATGAATCGCAAACATCCCGGAGGCAAAAATGGACCCTAAGCGCCCAATCATCGGAAGCGCAATAATCGCTACCAGCACACTGTTCACTAAATGAACACCGACATTCAGCACATGAAACCACGTCGGACTCACCGGCCAGCCAAAAGATGCCGGAAGTTCCGCCTGTAGCTGAAAACTAAAATTAGTGAAAGCGCGACTCGGCCACGTCCAGAGAATTTCCTGATTCACCGCCCCCAACCAGCGTACATCTTCGTAGACAAATGGCGCAGCCTTCAATGGCAAATACATGCAGAAGGCCAAGGTCACAAACAGGGCTACTGAGAGGCGATAATCTTCTGTCTGGTAATCCATGCGTGCGCCGCAATCGTTTCCTGTAACCTGTATAAGTTCATCACCGGGGTAATGCGTGCCAAGGCCCGGTCGTATTCTCCGTGTTGCGCTTCGAGCAATGCCAGATTGGTTTGAGCGACCGAAATGCCACTGGCGCGTTCATTGTGTGAGCGATGGGGATGTTGCGCCAAGCGGGTCGAGCGCTGAAAACAGTGAATGGCAAAAGGTTCGGCGCGGTCAAGGAGGTAGTGCGCCCCCAAATTATTCCACGGACGTGGTTTATCGGGAGACTCCTCAATGGCCTGCCGCCACAGATGCAGCGGATGGCCCCACCGAAAGACCTGATTCACAGTGGTGACGCTCCACACTAGGCAGAGCGCCACCACCAGAACCTTTCCTGCTTTCATACGCTACGGCAAGGTTGTCGGGGTTGAGTTCTCGACGATAATTGCCGCACGCGCCCCACGCCATGCACTGGAGTAACACTGCCAGAGAATAGCGCGTTGCACGTTAATCCACGGAAGATACAGAGCTTGCCCTGTGCCTTCTGAACACGCCTCGCCGGTTTCTGGATCAATCTGTTGAAAATGATTGCCAGCACCCGTAAAAGCCGCATCCCCACTCGCCTGCGCTTGGGCGCGAGTCCCTAGCACACCTCGAATGACCGTGATCGACGTACCAGACACGGACGAAATCTGCATCGCTTCGTCATTCACCCACACAAACTGTCCAGCCGTAAAGTCTGTCCCGGAAGCGACCGTAATCGTTCCCTGAGAGTTATTTATGGCCGCACTGAGGGTTGTGCGTGTCATGTATGTCTGTGCATCAACCTGCTGTGACATGCCCATGAAAAAGCCAGCCACCAGCAGAACAAAGAAGAATTTACGCATCCTACACCTTCCTTTTCTGTTAAGCGGCTGCAATCGCCACCGACCACTCTGGTCGCTGGGTCTTGATGCCATAGAGGACGTCAAAACGACTCTTCCAGATATCGGAATCGCCGTCATACCATTCGATATACCGTAGACCGACACCCGACTGTGCATCATACTTCATCGAAGCCTGATTCACACCCTTGGGGCGCTCTAACGGTACGATTGCCAACGCTACCGCTTCTTCGTTGAACGCCACGCCCTGAGAATACACATTCCCGGTTGTGCCGAACACCGTAATCGCAGCATCATTGGCCGGGAGTGCGCTAACATTCTGGAACCGTTCACCCGGTCCCACGATGGATGGCGAAATGTTAATCGTCATCGCACCTGAACTATCACTCACTGCCGTGGTCACGACAAACTGCTGTAAATCAGACTGCGTTGCCTTTGTGACCGGATTGACTGAAAACACATCAGCAATCGTGAAGCGGTCGCCCACCGTGAGGTTGGACGCGCCACTGGACCAGCCATCCGTGATCAGACTTGATCCCGTTTGACTGGCACCATTGACCAACGGGGTGCCAGCATAGGTGCCGACGGTATGCGTGTAGACGTTCTGGTCGGTATACCAGTTGTAGCCTGCCACATAATCCGCCACCTCTGCCTTGTCGAACACCTCGTTAATTTTACCTTGGCGATGAAAGTAGTCTCTCAACGCAAAGGCAATGTCACCTTCCATCTCCGCATTGACCATCAGATGACGCTCACCATTGCCCCGTGGACAAGTCATGTTCGTCAGCTTGACGCCTGCGTCAATGTAGGTCGCCATCGTGGAGGGAGTCGTTCCCGGAGTGCCAACGGCATTGTAAGTCGCCTTGCTCACCTCTTCCAAGATGTTCGCATCGACTTCATTGGCCAGTCGGACAATCGCAGGCTTTAACACCTGCTGCGTCAAGCTGTTCAAATCCAGCTTGCGCTCCTTTGAGGTCATTGAAAAGTCCACACCTTTTTGCCGATCTAACGTCAGCGTATCGGTCTGCTCTTCAATGTCCTGCCCCGCCCACGCCTGGCCGGTCCGAACGGTGAACTGCGCCGGTTTCCGAATCCGGAGCGAATCACCAATCTGACCACCCTTCGACCCGAAGTCGCCTTCGAGCTTTCGACTACAACACTTAGCAGCATAGAGGTTGTTTTCAAACACATCTAGTGCGGCTAAAGTGATGTCATCTATTGTGGGTAGATTATTCGCCATCACTTACCTTTATTCAAATCCCACCTCAGACGGTCCGTCGTCCGCCGCGCACTCCGTGACGTTTGCGGAATTGAGCCAGAGTTGCCGACTGACTATCGTATGTGGTGGGTGTGGCTGCCGCCCCGACCGGGTTCATCGGCGGTGGCGGTGCATCCACAGGAGTTGATGCAGGGGTCCCAGTCTTCCGTAAGCCTGCTTCCACCTGCGCTTCTATTCTTCCAATCGCTCGAAGATGCGCCTTGAGCGTAGGCTGGTTGTACAAGTCCGTGACCGCTTTGGGATTCGTTCCCAAATAATGGGCCAAATCGT